GCCGGGAACATGCCTGCCCAACAGTTCATGCTGTGCCGTAGGTTGCGCTGCTCACGCTGTAGCTCGGCCTGCATGTTCGCGATGTTGCGGCCTATCGCCGTGCCCTGATGTTGCTGCGCGATGTATTGAGGTTTGTCGATCTTGTTGGCAGCAGTGCGCAGCGCGGCCAGCTCTTCGTCGCTGTATAGATAGATGTCACCGTCAACCACTTGTGGCCCCTCACCAACCTTACCTGGCTCTGGCGGGTCTTGGCGTTTGCCGCAATAGGGGCACGTGTGCTTGATGCGCTCAAAGTGCTTGGCGCACACCTGGCGCGTGACACCATCGTTGGCCAACTTGCGATCGCAGGTGCGCAGCGGAATACCGTCATCAGCACCACCGCGTCCACGGCTGGCCAAGGTCCATAGCTTGTCTTGATCGGGTGGCCCACCGTGCCTGATGAGGTTGCCCACGTGGTCATGAATCACGCCGCGCGGCTTGTCAGACTGGCTGATCAGCATCAGGCGTTGCAGCGGTGTGTAGGTGTCCCAGGCTGCGGCCAGGATTGGGGAGATCATCAGACGCAGAACGCGCCCCCACTGCTGCGCGTACAGCGAGAACGAAGCGGTTGCCCGAGCCATGATCACAATTTCAATAGCCGGCAGGTCAAAGCCCTCGCCGAACAGATCGACGTTGACCAGCATCAGCAGCTCACGAGCGCGGAACCTGCGCAGGATGTTGCGGCGCTCGGCGCTCGGCGTGTCGGCGGTGACCAGGGCTGCGGGCACACCGGACTGGTTGAACTTGTCGGTGAGCTTCTGTGCCTCTTCAATGTTCTGCGCGAAGCAAACACCGAGCTTACCCATGGCTTCACTGACGTAGGTGCCAACCACCTCGCCGACGAAGAACTTGGAGCTGCGCATAAGCGCTGCAGCTTCCTCCTTGCTCAGCTCGCCGGTTGATGTTTTCTTGACCTTGCTCAAGTCGAGGTCGCGAACCTTGAAGCCCCGATAGTCATAGTCGGTCAGATAACCATTGTCGATGCACCAGCGCATGCCGGGGCCTTCAATCATCTGGTCAACAATCCCGTCAAAGTCGCGACCCAGGCCAGCGCCATCAGCGCGCAAAGGCGTAGCTGTATAAAGGATGCCCGCGCACTCGGGGCTGAAGAAGTTGAAGACCTGCCCCCACTTGTTTTTCTTTAGCGCATGGTGGCCTTCGTCGATCACGCCAAGTGAAGAGCGTTTGAAGCGATCACCCCAATCAGAATTTTTGGACTTCACGGTGTCCACGCTGGCGATGGTCCAGTCAGCCTTGTTCTGGTTGATGAAGCTGCGCCCAAATTCCTCATAGTGTTCAGTCTGGATGTCGGCAACCGTGGCCTTGGGCGCTGCGACTGAGTGCACGATGCCCTCACGGGCAAACGCTTTTGAGATTTGACCCACCAGTTCCTTGCGGTGCGCCATCGACACACCCCAGCCGTCATGGTGACGGGCCATGTCACCCATGCAGACTGTTTTGCCACCACCCGTGGGGATCACAACCATGACGTTGCGCCTACCCTTTGGCAGCTCTCTATGAGCGCGACGGGTCTTATCGTTCGCTTCTTGTTGGAAGCCCCGTAAATTCGCCATCCTTTGAAATCCCCATGAAAAAGTATTTGCAACCGGCGTTAATTATGCTTAGTCTTGCCCCACATCACAACCCCAACAGGACTACAACTGATGCAAATTTCTCTCAGCTTCAACCCCGCAGAAGACAAGCGCGAACACGTCGCCAGCGTGGTCGATGCAGTTTACGGCGTTAAGACTTCCCCAAAGCAGACAGCGGTTGCGGATGCCCCAGTTACTGCGCAACCTACGGCTGTCGCAGAACCTTTGCAGCCTTCCCAGGTGAACGCCCCTGCCCTGGTCGCTGAATTCCCAAACCCCTCGATTGCCCCTACTCAGGTGGCATCGGTTACCCCTGTCACGTCTTCCCCTGTCGGTGTCGACCTCGACAAGAATGGTATTCCTTGGGACGCTCGCATTCACTCGGGTGGTGTGAATGACGACGGCACCCACAAGAAGAACAAAGATGGTTCGTGGGCCAAGAAAAAGGGCGTTGATGATCTGACCATCAGCACTATCACCAAAGAGCTGCAAAACCTGATGGCTGCTCAGATTGGCCACGCTGCGCCGCCTGCCGGCCTGCCTGCTGGTGGTGTGCTGGGAAACCCGGTGAACGTTCCGCATCAGGTGGCTGTGCCGCTCCCAACGGACCCAAACGCTTTTATCGCTCAGCCGATCAATCCAGCGCCTGTAACTCAAGAGGCTGCGCCAACGCTCGCCCCTAACATCGCACCAATGCCGATGAGTGATGCCCCGCAGCTTGCGCCGAACGTTGCGCCTATGCCGGTCCCAATGCCTGCACCTGCCGCAGCACCAACCGACTACCCGAGCCTTGCCGTGTGGTTGGCACCGAACCTTGAAGAGTCCGGCGGCAAGCTCAAGCGCGAGCACGTTGAGCACTTCTGCGCACAGTGCGGCATTGTCAACGCTCAGGGTGTCGGTGACTTCTCACTGGTTGCTCAGCGTCCTGACGCGGTTGCCTGGCTGCACCAAGCATTCACCGCCCAACTGGCAGCGATGTAATCATGGAAACCCCACAATTCACATTGCGCCCTAGCGCTGCGGGGTTGTGGGTTCGGTGCGCGGGCTATGCCACCATGGCTGCCCGCTTTCCCGAACTCCCCGGCGACAACGAGGTGCGCGAGGAAGGCACGGCGGCGCATTGGGTAGCCTATGAGATTGGCAACAATCGACCAGTACCAGAAGGGACCGTAAGTCCCAACGGGGTCGAGGTTACCGAGGAAATGCTTGACGGTGTTGCTGAGTACCTGGCGGTGCTGCGCTCTTGGGGCTCGCCGGTTTACATGGAATCCCCGGTTGCAATCCCGAGCGTGCACGCTGAGTGTGGCGGCACCGTTGACGCATGGTCATGGGACGCTGCCAATCGCATTATGCGCGTTGCGGATTTGAAGTTTGGGTATGTTCCGGTAGATCCTTTCGAACTCTGGCAACTCATTTGCTACGTTCGCGGGGTGCTTGACTACCTGCAAGCAATCTATGGGCGGTTCACCGAGCACTTCACGGTTGAAATGATCATAGTGCAACCCCGTGGCTATGGGCACGATACTGTGAAGGTCTGGCGCACCAACAGCGAGAAGCTGATCCCGTACATGACCACGCTGCGCACGGCTGCCAATGCAGCGGTTGCATTCCGTGATGGTAAATTTGATTTAACTGTTGGTAGTGAGCGCGGTGCATTTACTGCAGGCCCGCACTGCATGAACTGTTCGGCCAACGCGAATTGCGCAACCTTGCAAGCCGCATCGCTTCAACTGATCGACGTGTCAACGGATCATGGGGCACTTGAGTTGACGGCTGACCAGGCCGCTGCTGAGCTGCGCCGATTGGACCGCGCTATCAAGGTGATGGAAGCTCGCCAATCTGGACTTGAGGGCAAGTTGACTCACGCAATCCAGAAGGAAGGATTCATTCACCGCAACTTTGAAATGGGGAGCGGCAACGGTCGGGTAGTTTGGCAGGAAGGTAAAGCCGTGCAGGCTATTGCACTTGCCAAGGTGCTTGGATTCGACATCGCTAAACCGCTACAGGCTTTGACGCCCACCCAGGCCAAGGCCAAAATACCCGGCACCGTGCTGGACGCTTTCACGGTACGTAAACCTGGCTCGCTGAAACTTCGGCGGCTCGCTGACAATCACGCTGACAAACTTTTCAATCAGGAATAAAGACAATGCCTCTTAAACTTCTCTCCCCTGTTGGCCGTATCGTTCAAGGTAACCCGCTGTTCAAATCGCCCGTCATGGACGACGTGACCAAGCAACAGAAAATTGGCAAGGACGGCCAACCGTCGTTCAACTGGTGGATTACCGTAGCCTTCGACAAGCGCGACCCTGACACCTGGCCGATGATCTGCGCTATCAAGCAAGAAGCGGCGAGCGCCTATCCGCAACTGTTCCCCCAAGGCTGGAACCCGAACGCCCAAAATGAGGGCTGCGTGCGCCCTGACTTTGCATTCAAAGTGGTCGACGGCGACGGCACCGACCTCAACGGCAAGCCACACAGCAACAAAGAAGGTTGGGGCGGGCACTACATCGTCAAAATCAGCACCTACGCTGGCACTATGAAGTGCTACGACGGTCTGCAAAACAACCTGCCGATCACCGACATGGAACAGATCCATACCGGCAAATACGTTCGCGTCTCGCTGGATATCAAGGGCAACGGCTGGACGGGCCAAGGTAACAGCAAACCAGGTTTGTTTGTGAACCCTGATGGTGTGCAGCTCGTTGGCCACGGTGCCAAGATCAGCGGCGGTCCTGATGCCGATACCATGTTTGCACAACCTGTTAGCGGCTACATCCCGCCTGGCATGTCGACCACTGCGCCCGTTGCGGCTATCTCGATGCCAGGTCACCAGCCTGCACCGCAGCAAGCTATGCAGATGCCGCAAATGACCCCGGCACCACAAGCTCAGCCGCAAATGCAGATGCAAGCCCCGCAACCATCTGCCGCACCCGTGTACACCATGACCCCGGCAGCTCAGGGCTACACCCGTGAGCAGTGGCTTGCCAACGGCCAGACGGACGAAAGCCTTATCGCCGCCGGCTACATGACCGTCAGCACCCCAGCACCTGCACCGGTCATGGTGGCCCCTCAGCCGCAAATGCAGATGCCTGCACCGATGGGTCAACAGCCTCAGATGCAAGCCCCGCAACAACCGGCTATGGTGGCCCCTCAGGCCGCACCGCAACCCCAAATGCAGATGGCTGTACCAAACCCGGCGTTCACTCAGTCGGCGATTGCACCGACCTACACCATGACCCCGGCAGCTCAGGGCTACACCCGTGAGCAGTGGCTTGCCAACGGCCAGACTGATGCATCATTGATCGCAGCAGGTATGATGCTCGTTGCCTAACTGATCCTTCCCAACCTACAAACCCCGGCGAGTCCGGGGTTTTCTTTGAGTGCACCAATATGGGCAATTACTCCCAGGCGCCAACAGACGTTGAATGCTACCGCAACTATTTTCTAATCAAGGCCCCCGGCTACAGTTTTGAGGTACGCCCGCACTGGCAGCTCCCCAACGTGATGGGGCTGCGGTTCTTCCTGGCATCGCACGAAATCATCACGTTCAACGGCAAGAACTATGATGAACCGATGATTGCTGCATGCCTTCACCTCATCACGAGCAATCCAGCGATCACGCCCACCCAGCTTTGCGCAGCGCTCAAGGCGTACAGTGACAGCATCATTGTTGGGCGTGTCAGGGGCTGGCAGTTCTACAAGCAGAACAACATTCCCGAACTGACCTGGCTCAAGCACATCGACTTGTTTGAGGTAGCACCAGGCGTGGCCATCGGCCTCAAAATGTACATGGGGCGCATGCACTCAGAAACCCTGCAAGACCTGCCAGTTGATCCAATGGCAAACCTGACTGATCAGGAAATGACCATTATTGAAAACTACTGCGGCAATGACTTGGCCGGCACGCAAAAGCTGAAGGACACCATCAAGGGTCGGCTTGAGCTGCGCCGCCAGATCAGCGCAGACCTCGGCGTTGATGTAATGAGTAAGTCAGACGCTCAGATTAGCGAGTCAACCATTATTGCAAAACTTGGGTTCCGCCCGCAGAAGGTGAGCTACCCGCACGGCTATCAGTTCCACTACCAGGCCCCGCCGTTCATCAAGTTCAAGACGCAGCAGATGCGTGACGTGTTGGCCACTGTGCTGACTCACGCGTTTACGGTCAACGATGTCGATCAGCTCAAAATGCCTGGCGACACTGATGAGGTTCTTGACGCTGACGGCCGCAAGATCAAAACAGGGATCATCATTCCCCCGGCGGTCGCCGCTTTGCGCGTGCATATGGGTTCAAGCGTTTATAAGTTCGGCATTGGTGGACTGCACAGCCAAGAAAAGTCGGTATTTCACCTGACCGAACCGGGCAAGTGGTCGCTGTCTGACCATGACGTTGCGAGTTACTACCCGTCGCTCATCTTGCTGATGAACATGTACCCCGGCGCGATCGGTGAGGCGTTCATTGAGATTTACCGCAGGGTCTACACCGAACGCCTACACGCTAAAAACATGGCAGGTGCGTGCAAGAAGGCCGGCGACAGCGAGGGCGCCAAGCGTTGGAAGACCATCGCAGACAGCTTAAAAATTGTGCTTAACGGCGCGTTCGGCAAACTCGGCTCTAAATACTCAATCCTGTTTGCCCCAGAGCTGCTTATCCGCACCACCATCACCGGCCAGCTTGCGCTACTCATGCTCATTGAGGATATGGAACTGGCAGGTATCCCGGTGATATCGGCGAACACTGACGGCATTATCGTCAAGACGCCCCACGGTATGGAAGCAACCCGCGATGCCATCCTCAAAGCATGGGAAGCGGCCACCGGCCTTGAGACTGAGGAAACCAAATACACCGCCGTGTTTAGCCGAGACGTGAACAATTACATTGCGTTCAAACCTGACGGCACGCACAAGGCCAAAGGGTGCTTTGGTGAGTCTGGCGTCAGCCCCGAGGCCAGCCCAACCGGCAAGAACCCTGACATTGATATCTGTTCTGACGCGGTGATTGCGTACCTGGCCAGGGGCACGCCGCTCTATACGACCATCAGGCAATGCACGGATATCAGACGCTTCCTCACAGTGGCCACGTGTGCCGGTGGCGGGTATTGGGAAGGGACCGGTGAGGTGTTGGGTAAAACGGTTCGCTGGTACTACGGCAAGAACTCAACGCACGCCATCAGGTCAACCAAGCTACGCAACGGCCAGACCCAGGGCAACATGGTTGCGGGCAGTACCGGCAGTGTGCCGTGCATGCGCCTACCTGCTCAGCTCCCGGCAGACATCGACTATGAGTTCTATGAGCGGGAAGCCTACAAAATGCTGGGAACAATTGGTGTTCGATAAGTGTTGACCGACCGTCATTAGTGGTCTATTCTTCAATTACTGAAACGAACAACGGAGCAAGACGAAATGACTACAGCCACCTACATTGTTGAAATCTTCACCGCTGAAGCAACCAAGATTGCTTTCGTCGAAGCTGAAAGCCGTGCTGCTGCCATCAAGGCTGCAAAGGCCGCTATCAAAGCCGACCACGTCAAGCCAGCCAAAGCCCGTAGCATCGCCGCACAAACCGCTAACGATATGATGGCAACCGGCAAACCTTACATCGACTTGCGCGGCCCGAAAGTCGCAACCGTCGCAATGCGCAAAAGCTTGGGTGCGCTAGTCGGCATGTAACCAACCCCGTCCACCTCAAGCCCCTTAACTGGGACCAACCCAAAGGATTGACCGCAATGACCATGCCAGACCCTGGCCGCGAGCTGATGCAAACCAAGCTTGATATGGCTTTGAAGACCGACGAAGAACGGGCGCAGCAGTTGTTTCGTGAGGTGTTCGCCATGCTGGATTACGCGATGGTTGTCGGTCACCTCAGCCCCGGTGAGTTTAGCAACTGGCGCCGGCTGGTCGACATGCACAAACTCAGGCGTCAATATCTGTGAGGTCTTGAAATGAAACCCTTTTATAACGTGTGGGCCTACGCGCCAGGTATTCAGCGCCGTTGGATTCACCCATCGAATCTGAAAACTAACGGTCGTGGTGGCTATACAGAAAGTTGGGCGGCTGACTACACCGCAGGTCCAACCTACGTACCAATCAAATGGTTTTACCGATAGAGAAAAGCCCTCATTGCGAGGGCTTTTTAATTTGCGTGTCGCCGTAGGTTTTGCATATGCGCAAGGTGTTCAATTGCTCGGCGTACTTTCGTCGGAACTCCAGATAATCCGATTCAGCAGCGGCATCAAGTCTTGCACCGGTTGCACTATCTCGGCTGGAACTGTCACTTGGGGCGGTGTTGGGCACACTGGGGCATCTTGCCGCGACGCGCAACCCACAAGCACCAGACTTAAGGCAACGGTTAAGACGGTCCAGCTCAGCGGCTTGCAGCTCGGTTGTTTTGGCATTGTCTTCTCTCTGTTTGGATATCGCAGCCTCACCGGCCTGCACCTTCTCGCCGGCTGCGTCCAAGGCCATCAGCACCGCTAAGGCGCGCTCTTTGGCATCGTTGGCCACGCTGACCTTGTACGCCTCGTGCTCAGCACCCCAGCGCCATTCCTGACCCATTCCGGCGACTGCCAGGCCAGCAGCGAATGCGCCACCCAACAACCAGGCCTGGGGGATCACGCGCACGCTCGCACAGCGGCGTCATAGCGCGCCGGCCATTCATCAGGGTGGGGCTTGCCAGGGCGCCATACGCGCAAGTAAAGCTCCCATGCTGCCTCACATTGACCGACCGCAGGAAGCGCGAAGGGATCGCCGTACAGGTTGAGCCTGGCGAACGCAGCGGCCAGCACATCGTCACGTTCAAGGTTGGACCAGATAACCTCACGGTCCCATGGGCAGTTGCGGGCTGCGCATACTTGCCGCGCCAGATCGCGAACGGTTTTTAGCGGGTGTTCCATCACGCCCGTAACGCCGCCATTCTTTTCGAACTGCCAGAAGCCACGAGCAGGACCGTTACCCATCTGTCGCCGGTGCTGCCAGTCTTTGGACTCTTGCGCGCCAATGGCTAGCAACTGCACCAGCGCAGACCGCGTGGTCATCTTGGAAGGGAGAAGGCTAAGCGCCTCGTTGATGGCGAGAAGTGGAAGGTTCATTGATTCACCTCCTTGACCTTGTCGATTGCGGTTTTGGTGGCATCGCTGGACTTTGAGGCGAGTTGCGCGATTTGGTTTACAAGGAAGGTGTTGCGATCGGTGAGCGCTTTGACTTCAGCTTTGTGAGCCCTGCGGATTGACGCACGCTCTTTGCTATGGATGGCCGTGATGTCCACGGTGGTTTGTCGGTTCTGCGCAGCGCTGATTGAATACCCGCAGCCCATCGACAGAATTACCGCCATTGCGAGATAGAGCGGGACCGCGCTTTTATCCCATGCTCTACGGATTTGTTCGCCCATTTTGTGACCTCATAAACGCCTGAAGGGTTTCGCGCTGCTCGGCGTTCTCGCGGCGCAACTGTGTCAACTGCTCATCCATGCGTGCATTTTGAACTTTAAGCTCAGATAGATCCTTGTTGAGCGTATTTACAGTAGACCATGCCTGTTCGGCTTTTGCTTCAAACAACTCGGCTTTTTCTTTCCAGTCGTCGCGGTCTGCTTGCAGGATCGAAACCTGGGTTGTCTCGTTCTTCTGCGAGTCCAGCCACTTATTGAGGGCTGCCGACATCGCAAAGAACACCCCAACCCCTGTCGAGATAATAAGCGGCAGCCCGTCCAGGGAAGGTGCGTCCATCGGTAACCCTCAGATATGAGAACGCCAGGCAATGCACCTGGCGTTCAAAGGATACCACCGGCAATGTGCTATCAGGAAGTCTGCGGCGCAACCGCTGAGACTGTCAGGTCCATACCGCTTGTCGGCTGCACTGGCCAAACAACGTCAGGTGGCCAGCCCTCTTGAGTTGTAACCCGACCCAGGTACACGGCGTAGCGCTTCCATTCAAGCAATTGAGCTTGACGTATTGGCAGCTCAGCCACTTCCTCAGGCGTGGCCATTTCCAGCTCAATTGCGTCATTGAGCGTGCTGATACGTGCAGTGAGCGCGGTCTTTTGGGCTGCTGCGAGCTGGGTGAGCTGTTGTAGAATGGTGCTATTTATCGCCAGGTAATCTGGTGGCGGATTCATGAATAGCAGATAGCGGGGGTCGTCGTCTTCCACAATCCCTATAAATCCTATGCTAGGGTCTTGCGGGGAGCCGAATACAGCACCAATAACCGCTTCTGTTACGTCAGTAAACTGCACATATTGCATATAGCTACCCCTTTAAAAACTATAGTCAATCACGAATGACTGAAAGGATGTTGTACCCGTGCTGACTTGGTTTACACGCCATACCGTTTGCGGAGTTAGCAGCGCAACGTCAGGCGCAGGTGCCCCAACTTGCAGTACGTTGGCACCTGAGACTTGACGGGCACCCACGCCTGTGCTTGTTGACGCTAATTGAAACACGGCAGCCCCCGCTGCGGTTGACGCGGCTTGCATGCTCAAGCTTGCAAACTTTGCGTTGAGGGGAACTGCTGAAGCAATGGACAACAATGTAAACGAGGGCGTATTTAGAACCGACGTCAATACGTTTATTGGGTCAAGTGTTACTTTGCGGTCAATCTGGTACTGGCCTGCTTTAAACTGCCCGCTGCCATTTGTAGCCAACACACTAATCAACGCACTGGCCGTGTACCCTGCCGGCATGCTTGGCCCTGAATACACCTCAGCCGAGGCCAGTGCTGTTGCGTTAACAGCCAACAGCGCAGGGTTAGTGCCACTCAGTGGCAACGAGGGGTTAAAAATTGCGTACACACCAACGTAACCATTAACAGGCGCTGCGCCCGCATCCATCCCACCAACACCAACGCTTGCAAGGTTTATGCTTTTGCTAAACGCAGCAAGCGAATAGGCAGCAGCGCCAAGCGAGGTTTTAACTACTAATTCGTCAGCGGTGTACGTTGCTGACGATGAAGCTGCAGCTATAGCCGTTTTAAGGTTGCGTGCGAGGCCGATACTACCCGATGCGGTTGGGGTTGGTACAACAGGCGTGGAAACATCAGCCCAAAGGCTACCAACCGCATCGGGTGCCGCGCTGTTGTTGGCGATAGTGTTTCGGTACACAACGTTGTTGTGCCTTACGTATGCATTTATTTCATAGGGTGATACTAAACCCGCTACAGGAACCCAAATTGGGAAGCCAAGAGTTTGCAATTCAGCGATTGCACCAGTAACGTCAAACAGCACCCCGTTCATTTCTTGACGCCCAACAGGGCGATACGAAGGGTCAGTGTCGGGCAGTTGGTACTGTGAGCCCCAGCCTTGCGAATAACTGATTGCGCCTGCTGGGTCAGTAGCGTCAGGGGTGACAGTCTTGTCGCCGGTTGAGGCGAACGGAACAACGAAACGCTTAGCCATAGTTATGCACCAAAGTTTCCATTTTCAAAGTTTAAGTGATTCGGGCCAAACCCGAACGATGGGCGCGGCTGAACTTGATACTTGATGCCCACGCCTGCTGGTCGCGGTAGCAGGTCGTAGTGATCCAAAATAAACTGCGTGCTGCTATCGGGCGCCTGTTCAAAAAAGTATGTCACAAAACTCATGTCGTAGGGGTCCGCTACAAATACCCGACCCTGGCCAACGTCAGTGAATATCTTTTTCAGGAAGCGGTTTGTTTCAGGGACCGTGCCGCGTGCGGTGAGCTTGAAGTACCGTAGGCGAATGATCAGCCTTTGTTGGTCGACAGTCAGCCCAATCGTGTTGCTGTTCTTGTTCCCAAAGTTCCCATTTTCAAAGTTGGCGTTGTTGCTGCCGAACCCGAAAGCGAACTTGCCGACGTCGGGCGCTGACGTGACCTGCATCGGCACATCAAGAATGCGCCCCCACACAGCAAGACCAAATTGGTTGGCGGTGCGGATATTGAAAACGTCCCGTATCCAGTCGGTCCAAAATTCACTTTGGTTCTTTTCGTACCACTCTTGCTTGAGGCGCGTTAGCTGCACCAGCTTATCGGCGCCGTCGTGCTCCCACAGCAGCGACTTGAGAACGTCAACGCTCGTATCAAGCGCTTGAATGCGGCTCATGCAGCCACCACTAGAACCCGCGCAATGGTGAGGTCTGCCTGATGGTCAAGCGCGATGGCCAGGACGTTGCTGTTCCACGTGATGCCGTCAGTTGAAAGCTCAACTTTGGTGACTTTGATCCGAGGTTCGACCTGATTGATGGCCCCTGCAATCTCCCATGGGCTCACCGACGCGCCGACAACAAGTCCTGCATCACCTTCAAGCTCGCCGGTTGCATAGGCCATGGTTGCGTTGGGGATGATGGTTGCGCCGTCAGTGTTGTTGAACTTGGCGGTTACGCGAACGAACAGCGTCACCAAGGTTGGGCGGTCAAAGTTAATGACATAGGTCTGGCCGCTCGCTGCCTCAACAACGTTAACCGTGACCGCGCCGTTGTACCCGCAACCCATACTTTTCGCTTCAAGCAGCGCGTTACCAATCTGTGCGTCAGTACCTCCGCGCACACATACCCAAATGCTGTGCTTCTTGAGAAAGATCCCATCAATGGTTGCGTCAACGTCGGTGTAATTCTCGCGGAACGTCAGCGACTCAACTTCGTCAATGTCCATCAAAGCCGAGATAATCGCCTCGGGCATGGCGACCGACTGCAACGCCAGGGTCAAGCGACGGCGACGGCGAGACGCAATGTCAGACTCAGCAAGCGCGCCGGGTATGGCCGCTGTGGGGTTCGTCACTGTTTCCCAGCCGAGCACGCCAGATGCAACAGCATTCAGCCCACCGATAGCAACACCGATAGGTCCGAAGTCCTCAGCGACCATATCAACCGTGGCCAACCCTGGCGTCACCTCACCAATGATCACCGCAGACGCCGTGAGGAATCGTGCACCTGACGTCGTTACGACCGCAACAGAGTTGATGGGAACCAGTGTGCCGTTCTGCCCACCGAGAACAACCCCCGCTATAGTGCTGCGGGTCGCCGGTCGCCGGTCGCCATCGGTGAGCGCCCATATGGCGTCAAGGAATGGCCCGCCCGCATAATCAGGGTTGATCTGGTTGGCCACGGCTACGTTATTGCGCACCGATGCGTCACGTACCTCGGTGTCCTGTACAACAATCGCACCCTGCGAGGTTTCAGGTTCAAGGATTACATCTGCGCCGTACGTCTCGCGCCATTCCTCTTTGACCTCTTCAAGCAAGTCGGCGGTATCAGGCACTAGCAGACCGCTTGCAACAACGTATTCATAGTTAGACATTTACGACCAACTCCCCTTCGGTGGTGTCCAAGGTCGCAGTGTACTTTAAAACGTCACCAACCCTTGTGATTTCAAAAGCAGTGACCGCGGTGACACCCTCAACTTGCAACAGGCGCGCACGCTGCGACACCTCAAACGCTGCCTCGTTGGGATCAGCCGCCCAAGCGATCAATGCATAGGGTATACCCTCATCAAGCTTGTAAATCATTTCATCCCGGCGAGCTTGCACATATTGCTTGGCGGTTTGGGTGATCGCCTCGACACCGCCAATAATGGGAATCTGCCCGTCATCCCCGAACACAAAATTGTTGTTCTCATCAACCTGAAAAGTGCGCATTAAATTGGAACCCCTGTTGTGCCGCTGCCGGTCGTCACACCGCCGTGCGTGTGGGTGTCGCCGACGTTCTTGCCGTTGTAGGTAAGACCCCCAGGTGGCCCCGTCATGGCGATGCCTGCCGGGGTCATGTTCCACGTGACGGTGCCCCGTGAAATCTTAACGCCGTTAACGCCAAGCGCGATGCAGGTTTGACCGTCCAAGGTCTGCCAAACTGCGTTCTCAATGTTGGCCCCGTCGATGATCCAAGACTTGAGAGTGTCAGGAAAGAATACAGCGTCACTGAACTTGCATTGACGCTCGGTGTTCGGCCAGTCCTCGACACCACCACCCTGCATGATCAGACTGATATCGTTGTCGTTGGCAGCCAACCATCCCAGGTCACCGGCCTTTAGCGGAAAGCGCATAAACATGCCGCCGCCCCCGAAGCGGTACACCGGGATGTTGTAGACGTCGGCACGAGGCGTCTTGCTACCGTCGGTGCCACCCATCATTACAATTGGGTGCAGCGTTGCGCGGTTGGTGGCGTCGTCATAGCTGACCACGCGGGCGGGCACCATGCCGTCAACCTCATTACGCAGCCAGTTGGCCAAGAACTCATTGGTGATGCCGCCCATGTTGCCGGTGTTAGCCTGTTGTGTGTTGGGCTTCTGCAAGTCACTCATACGCGGGTCGCCAATGCGGTGTACCAGAACGGGGAGTCATGCGTCGCAACGTCAAACGAAAGTTGCGTTATCACATAGTCACCGTTGGCAGCGGGGTTGATTTGGGATTGTAGCCGTAGCGCACCACCGAGTACCGTATCTGCGTCAATCAGGAAGGTGACTTTCAATCCCTTCTCTGTCGGCTTCGGTACGCCCACCATCCCGGTGTTTTTATTCAGAATTCGAATGCGACCAGTAAGCGGCATTTTGGCATCCTTCACAACCAGCTTGCCGTCATCAATATACGCGCTCACGCCGCCGGCCTGCTGCAACAGCTCAACCTGTTTTAGCTCGGGTCCGCTGTGCGAGTAGTTACCAATGTTCTTGTCCTGCGCCTGGAAGTCCAAGCTCACGCCGATGTCATCTGCAATGGATTTGGCAATGGCGCTGAGCTTGCTTTGCGCCCCGGCGGACTTGGCCGCAAGTTTACCTTTGCTGGCGTTGGCGGTCTTGGCAACAATCTCAAGCTCAATATCCGGCGGAACGCTCGGCTCGGCTGACGTGATGTCACCAATGAATATGCGAGTCAACCCCGTGGATACCCGGCCAACCTCAAGAATCAGCCGCTTTGGTGTCGGGTTGCTGTTAAATGGACTCGCCTCGGTCACCAGAAAATCGCGGGTTGCGCGTGACAGGTTGGTAATGGTCACGGTGCACTCATTCTGCTCGGGGTTGGCGTACTTCGTGCCGGTCGCCTTCACCTTGAAACCCTGGCTGCTGTTGTACCAATTAATACGACCCTGTATTTCAATGCCAACGCGGGCTAACCGCAGATCCACCCCGCCCATCACAGAACCTCTCCAGGGCTCACATAAACTAATTGCTGATCGACGCCAAACCGATCGTAATACGGCAGCTCATCATTCTCGGTGAGCAGCCAGAAGTTGCCAGAACCCTGCATGTACCGGTATGGGATCAGCGGCGAGCCTGCAACAATGCGCTGCCCTGACAAAAGCGTCACGTCATTCAGAGCCAAGGTGCAGCACATCACCCCGTTACACTCCTTGAGCGTGATGTCCCACCGGTTGTTATCCAGCGTCACCGATAGCTCTTGGTTCGGGATTGCGTCAAGCGAAATAGTTCTCATCCGTTGTATATCCCCGCGAGCACCGACGTTTTACGTTTAGTTGGCGCTGTACTTTCGGTGGTCTGCACTTGGCCTTTTTTGACGGTACTGGCCTGTGACTTATTAGCAACCTTGCGCGGCGGTAGCGCACCGTATTCAGGTTTGGCTGTTTCATACACCCGCATTTTTACCTGAATGACAACGCTTGCACCCTGCTCGGCGTTTTCGTCGTGCGGCATTTCATATATGAGCAATGACGAATAGGTATCAACGCGGGTCTGCACGGTCAACAGTTCTTGCGTTTTCCACGCCTGCTTGAACGCCGCGTAAATGTTGCGGGTGTCCTCGGTGAGCAAGAACGGTATTTCAATTTCAGTCGGCAGATAAACTATGTGATCTGACAGCTCACTGCCGTCCTCGGTCGTAAACCCGAGGACCTTTGACAGCTCGCGCACAGTCACCTGCATTGGCGAAGCCAGCGGGAACAACTGCGTGAGCGTATCGGCCTTGAGGATGGCAATTGCATCTTGGCTCAGCGAGTTGATGCGGGTATCAGTGGACGCCATTAACGCGCTCTCCCATTGGCCGAACTTTCCTGCATCGACTTGAGCTGCTTATCAAGCTCGCCGGTAGATGCTTTAGCGATGCCTTGCGCGTCTGTAGCTTGCGGCGCGTTCACGTTGATTTCACCCACGCTCAGGTTGTTCTCAACCTTACTGCTGTTGGCATTGCTGATCGCAGCGCTGCTGGTCGAGTTGAGCGGGCTTGCTGCGGCCTTAGCCAACTGCTGCTGCCCCATGACAACGGTGTCATTGCCTGGAATGTCGCTCGCGTCCTGGCCACTACCACTACCACGTTGCCGCCCTTCCTTCGGGCCTACCTGTGCATCCTCATCCGACCCAATGCCGAAGAAGGATGCAACAGTGGACACCCCTGACGCAATCTGCTTGATACCCGCCAGAATGAAATCCATCATTTGCTGAAAGCCGACCGTTAGCGCTCGCCAAACGTCTGCACCCATCTGCCCGAGGAACTTGAACGCAGCAGCAACACCCTCAATAAGCGTCTGCACCATCGGGTACTTTTCGGCCATCTGACCTATGAACGAATCATTACCATCAATGAAGTTCATGATGTCGTCATAGATCAGCGCGAACGCCGCAGCCGCAACGGCAATGGCTGCACCAATAGCAAGGATGGGCCAGGTAGCAGCCAAGGTCGCAGCAGCAGCAGCCAGCATCGGCGGCACATAGAACACCGCAACAACAGCCCCGATCGCAATGAAGAACCCCGCCACCAAATCCTTATGCTCTTCCAGCCAGTTGAAACCGGCTGACAGCGCGTCTATGGCCTTTGTGAAGTAGGGCATGAGTTTTGTGCTGATACCGAGCCCAGCGCGTTCAAAGCCTGCCGTCAGTTCGTTCCACGCTGATTTGAATTTTATGGCCTGCTCAGCGTTTTCCTTGGTGACCACGCCTTGTTCTTTCTGCTTCTCAAGTAGCCGCTCAAGTTCTTTGCGCCCTTTCAACAACAGCTCAACTGTGCGGTTGTCGGTAATGCCAAGTTCCTTGATTTTAAAAACAGCCTCGTTCTTTGGCAGCTTCTCGACCGCGCCGGCCAGTTCAAGCATCCCTTGCACTGCGCCCTTGGCGTTTCCGTCGGTGTCCTTGAGCCCAAGCCCAAGCGTCTTGAAGGCCTTTGCCGCGCCGGACTCGGCGTCCGTCATCGCCTCACCCATTTTCTCGGCCAGGTCGGTCAGCGAATCGCGCGCACCTTGAGCATCCCCACCGGCTGCTTGCGCTGCTTTACCGAAGGCGTCAACGTTCTCAATCGTCTCACCGAGGGCGTCTGAGGTCTGCTTGAGTGCAACGATCATGTTGGCTGATTCGAACACCCCGCCGATGGACGCCTTGGCGACAAGAAACCCAGCGAGTGCCCCGGCAGCCTTGGCTATCGTGTCGCTCATGGTCTTGCCGGTCTTCTCGGCTGCCGCGTCGGTATTCTTCAGCTTGGCAATTAGGGCGTCAGACGATAGCGCGGCCTTCTTGTTACCGTCGTCAACAGACTTGGTGTCTGACTGGAATATCGTGACCCAGGTGTCGAGAATACCGCCCATCACTTACCGCCTTGTTTGCTGTGTTCAATGGCCATGTATTCGTTGAAGCGGTTGACCTGCACCATTTCCCACAGGTCAAAAGCCTCTTCCATATCTATTGAGGTTTTGAGTTCGGTGAACGTGACAGATCCCTGGTGACCGGTGAGGATGCAGCTAACGAATCCGTCACTGTTTGGATAAGCAACGGTAGGTGCTTGGCAATCAACCCGTGCAAGAAAGTCGAGAGATCGCCTTGACCGAAAAAACTGGTGTTGTACTGCAGCATTGCGTACTCAACACGCAACAGTTGTTCGCCGTCCACAATGTGGTTATTGATCAACGCTTCGTTGGTCAGCGCCACCTCACGCTGCCCCTCATCAATCCGAACGGCGACATAGCTAAGTAGCAGTTTCATCACATCCTTTGATGCTTGGTATTCGCCAAGCTTTGGGATGTTGCTCACTGGATACTTCGCCATCACTTCCCGCATTGGAATGGCGGGAAGCCGCGAGATAATGAAAGTTTTTTCATTCCCGTCGCAGTCCTTGATTTGTACGTCTTTCGGTTTGATGAGGTCAGCCATTGTCTTAAATCCCCGTGCCTTTCGTTGTCGCGATGTTTTCGAATGTGAAGCCGTAAACGCTGTCCTTGTAACGACCCGCTGACGTCGCCGAACGTCCCGGCATGTACGTGCCGCAGTGACCGCCGGAAAGCGTCACAGTGCCGCCGTCAGGGTAGTTGCCAACGAACGTGATCTTGTCCCGAGCAACGCGCTTGCCCTTGGCGGCACGGTTGGCGTCGAAGAGGTATTGCAGTGCAATGTCATCCTCGCTACCAGGCACCACGGCCACCTTGATTGGGATGGGCTTTGGTGCCGACCAGTGCACAAGGGTGCCGTTGGCGGTCATCGCGCTGTCAGCGATCTGGACCTCTGGGATGTCTAGCGGGTCAGTACCGTCAGCAACCTCGGTGATGGTCACGCCGTTGGGGTAGGTCGAGCTACCAACAACGCGGTAGCTAATGCCCGTCGAGCTAATGTCTTGCGGCATAATTAACGCTCCAAGTTATACGAGGTTGTGCGAGCCTTCAATTTTACGCACGACATCATTTTTCGAATAGACGAGAGTGTACACGGCTTTGTACTCCGTGGTTTCGCTCGGGCCAATGTACGGCACAATCACAACGTCAGCCCAATAGCCGTTCGACTGCACGTCGCGCCAGGCGTCAACGTCACCGGTAAGCTGAGTGACTGCGATCTGCTGCAACGTGGTCAACGTCTTGCCGATGCTGATAACGCCGTTGCGCTTCGATTGCTCAATACGACCTTGCAGCAGGCCGAAAATGATACCGCGCCCTTGGTCGTTCGCGCCGATTTGAGCCAGTGCAATTTGCCCGCTGATGAAATCGGATTGCAACGCGGACTTGAGCCACTGCTCGTTGAAGTGCACGTTCATGTCAAGTGGTGCTGTTGCCCCACCCAGCAGATAACCGCGCTGGAAGAACGACAGCTTTTGACCAGCGTTCGACGTGGTGCCGTAGTAGTTCACCCGGTTGGCATCCAAGCCGTTGGCGGTGGTGTTGTCGAACACATCATTGTTGTCGTCAGCATCGTTCGGGAATGGACCTTGGCGATACATCACGTTGACGACGGCGTTGGTGCGGTCGTAATCAATCGCAGCACCAACAGCAGCCGGCAACGATTCCTTATACTGGTCGGTCAAGCGGTTGAGGATAAGGCCGGTAGAGGCATAGGCCGCAAGGCGCGTGTAGGCTTCAGCAGCGGTTGCCAGGCTGACGACATAGTAGAACTGATACTTGACGTTCAACCCAGCGTTGTAGACCGCCACGGCTTCGGCTTCGTCCAGGGTGATCGCCCCGGCTGGTGCATAAGAGAATGTGCCGAACGAATCGGTCACTTGCTCAGCGACCTGCAAAGCCTCTACAGGCTCTTGAGCGGCTGCACCTGGCGACATGATGGTGAGAGCTGCGCGCCAGCCGAAGAGCGTACCGACATCACCCGCAATGGCTACACCGAGTGCTACCGGCGCAACCCCGGCACTACCACCAACCAGATTAAAAGACGTCGACACCGCATCATAGCTGACAGTTGCAGTCGCCCAAACAGGTGCAAGGTCTGCTGCACGAACAGCAACCTGCAAGATACTTGCAACATCGGCCAGGGTCAGCGCTGTCGAGAAATTCAAACCACTCAAGGATACTGAAACTTCACCCAGCGTCAGCGGCAAAGTGCCCGCCGTGACTGCGGTAAAACTGGCAAGAACGGGTGCGATCTTAGCGCCGAAAATGCGCGGCTCACGATCGGCATTCACGTATGCAGCAAAACGCAAAGTGTCGGCTTTGCTCGCAGGTGGCGGGGAAATGTAGGCCGCGTACTGTGCCGCGTACTCAGCGTCAGGCGAGCTGCTACCGAACAGCGCTGCCGCGTCCTTCGCAATCTCATCAGTGAAGGTGACCACGCTGCCGGCTGGAACTTTCGGGTCAGTTGTGAAACGCAGTGCGCAGAGCGAGCGCGCACCCGTCAACTGTGCGCCGACAACCCCCGACGTGATATCGACGTAACGGTTAATGCTAATGGACATGGTGGCCCCTTTATACTCGGTGAGTTGCGAATTCTGCGGTTTGAATTATCGCAGACTTTTGGATTATGGAACGTTGGTAGCTGATAGTAAATTCAAACGTCGGACCAGCCTCAAATTGAGCGCGGTCATTGACGACAAAGTTAGGCTTTGTTGACGGGATCTTTTCAATGCCCATGCCGTTTGCTTTGAGTGCGGCAATGAACGGCGGCGAGGCCATCAGCATAAGCGCGAGCTTCACGACGTCAGCCGCACGCAGCACTGTCAGGTCGGTGACGTCAGCAGGCGCGAAGCCCTGCACCTGATAACTGATGCGCATACGCTGTGCGGACGTGACGGTTGTTTGCCCGGTGCCAATATCGGTCTGTTGACTGTTGCGTTGCGCGCCGTGCGGCACGTCGCCAATCTCAACGAAGTACAACACCGGGCCATCTAGCCGCCCTTGGTTGTTCGGCTGAAAGCTTGAAGTCACGTCAACCTCAGGGTGATCTTGCTCGGCCAGCATCGCCAGCATCTGCGCCCTGAAGAACGCCGCAATTTCGTTGTTTGTCATTAATCAGCCACTCCAATGTCAACGAACATTGCCGATTGCCAGCCGTCTACGTCGTTCCATGGGGTATCCGCTACCGTGCTGTACTTGCGCCCGTTGCGCTCAGCCAGGTCAGGGGATACCCCGCGAGCAATAGATTCGATAACCTCGCTGGTATAGAACATGTAATATTTCTTACTCAGGTCGAGCCCCAACGACTCATATTTGTTCTGGTCCACGGGCTGCCATGAGCCCTCAACAGGGATGCCCGCAGCATACGTGGACACCCACTCACCTATTGCATTCTGCGTGCGGCTCAGGAAGCGATACAGCACGATTTGCTGAGGTGCGATAACAGTGAGTGCAATACCCAATAGGTTGCTTCCTGGCACTATCATAACGTTGCGTCCTTCTCGGTGACTTGGTTTGTCAAACTGGTCTGCATGTAGCCGCTGAAGTGCAGCGGGTCTTTGTTCACTTCCTCAATGCTAACCCCGCGAACCCTGGCCCGCGCTGCGATCGTTGCATCAGCGAGCGGCGCAAACGCTGCAGTGGCCAAAGTCTTGCGGATGTCGCCGGCCACTTGCAACCCCATCAGCTCATACATGTTGCTTGCGGTGTGCTTGCCGTCCATCACCGAGCGCGAACCCTTGGCCAGCAGCACAGACCAACCCTTTTGCTTCTCAGTCTGCGTTGCACGCACAAAGGACCGCGGGGGTTGGTTGTTCTCAGGGTTGCCGAACTCAGCGATGGTTGCCACGTAGGCCACCGGCACGCTGCTGTCAGGGTACTTGGCACTTGAGAACCAACCAACGGCAGCCTGTTTGCTTTGCAGGTCAGCAAGCCGCTTGGCCAGGACATCCCGACCAACCCCGGCACCCTTCTTGGTAATCACCGTAAACGCATCCGACCGCGCACAACACCAAATGCACCACGGAACGCGGCACCCTCAGGCGCGCCACCGACGATACCGCCACCCTGCGACAGGATGCGCAGCAGGGCCAACAGTTGTTTGCCGTATGGTGTGCTGTTGAGCCAGAAGGCCCAGGCACTTTTGCTCTCAGGTGCAACCAGGCTCACCGACACCTTGTCGATGCTTGCGCTTGATACCGGTGCGGCGCTGGTGTTGCCCGCAAGGATGAGCTGATTGGACCAAGCCAGGTGCGCAGTCATCAAGTCGAGCGCGAGTTGCAGTTGCGCGCCACTCATGCCGCCCCAATCGCTTGGGAAAATGTATGCAGTCGCCATAGTAAAATACCCCGATAGTTGCCCATCGGGGTATTTGGTTGTGCTCGTGAAAGCTGGGAACTGAGCACGAAAGGCGACCGAGTTAAACGTATGCTCGGCCATGATGGTTCACCTTATTTGCGAGCGCGACGGCTGCCAGTTGGTGGCGGGGTATCAATCTGCACAGTGTTGACCACGGTGGGTGGTTTCTCACCGTTCTCGGTAAAGTCCTGCTCAACGTCCGGCGCCGAGTCGTCGCGACCTTCCATGTCGGATGCAGCAAGGTCAGCGTCGCGGATGTCGCTCACGCTGTCGATGGTGATAAACCCGTTCTTTTCATGCATCAAGAAAGTTGGGTCTTTCTTCAGAAACTCAAGTTCCTCATCGGTGACTTGAGTACCGATACCGCGCGGCGTGATGATCGTCCGGCGGTCAGCAACGTTGGCGCCACCTTTGATGGTGACGCTCATACCTGCAACACTCAAGCCGCCGGGGGAAAGTTTCCAGTCGGTGTAAGTAACACCACCGGTCATGGTCGAGAAAATCAATGGCATGTCAAAGCCCTTCTGTTGTTTGGATAAGGGCGCCCAACATAGCACGCCCTTGACGGTTTGTTAAACGCCGGTGATGCGATACACGGCGAATGGGCGAGTAACCATCACGCCCGCAAGTGCGTTGGTGTAGTCCTCAACAGTGGTCTTCACGCGCTTCTCAATGCCCAATGGGTGAACCTTGGACGCGATAAGCTGTTGAATCACCTGGCCGGCGTCATCACCGGTTGCTTCCACCTTCTCAACGTAGATGTAGGCAACGTTCGCGCCACCGTTGGCCGCGTCGAATTCCGGCGCGTCTTCGGTCCGCACATTCGGGTAGTTCTCTTTCAGCCATTCACCAACCGTGGTGGTCCCCAGGTCGTTGGGGATGCTCAAGAACTCAATAACGCTGGTACCAGTGGCCAGGGTGATTGCCGCTTTCTTCGGATCGATGTTACCGCCCGAGCGGGTGCGCAGAGCAGCAAACGCGGTGCGCAGGTCGCGGACGATTTCAAGGAAAGTTTTATCCATCCACTTGGTCGAACCACCAGCACCAGCAGGCACGGTTGCGTAAGCCAACAGACCAGGGTCGTTGAGCAAACCATAGGTGCGGTTGCTGCCGCTGTTGTAGCCGAAGAAGCCCAGACGGTTACGCGAGATTTCCAACGACATCATTGCAGCGTCACGCTTCTCAGCGGCGGCGTTGTCACGCATCAGTGCAGCGCGAGCGTCTTCCAGTGCGCCGATTTGAAAACCCTGTTCGAAGCGCACAATGTCGCGCTCTTCGAATGTCGGGTTGTAGCTGGAAAACGGAACGTTGCCGTGGTCGCTGTACGGCTGAGCAGCACCGACAGATTCCATGGTTTTTTGAACAACGCTGCCCATTTCCCAGGAACCAACAACGCGTTCACCCAACAGGTCATCGATCTTGCGAGCCGCTGTCAGAATGCGAATGGTGCCAGGCAACCAAGCTTGAGTGAATTGCAGCAGGGTTGCCGCGCTTGGCGTGGTGATCATCGCGGCGTCCATCGCGACGGCCATACGACGAATGTCGTTCTCGGTGATACCCACGCCGATGGCGTCCAGGCCAAGACCACGAATGCCATGCTGCTTGATTTCATCAGCAGTGATATTCATGACCCCAACGTTGCGGGCGTGAGTGGTGGAGCGGGTGCGGCTCGGTTGCAAGTGTGCCATGTTCGCGGCGTCCCTTAGTTAGTCAGCTTGATGCAGATGGTGTCACCACCAGCAAGGTCGGTGCCGATGCGGTACACCACGGCGTTTGGCACCGCCAGGCTAAGAGCCGGCACTGCGGTTTCAGCAGGTACAGTTGCGATAACACCGGTCGCAATGGTGTAAATCACTTTGTCACTGATCTGAGCAGGTGCGGCAACGCTCACCCATACCATGCCCATTTCGAAGAACGTAGCCAAGCTACCAGGCTTGACCAGCAGGCTTGGGGCCAGCGGGCCACCGGCTGCGGTGCCGTAGTTGATCAGCTCTTTTGGAGTACCGGCGATACCACCAAATTGCAGATCGACGTTACCAACGGTGTCGCCGCCAGGGCCGTACAGACCGGTGTCGCGGTTCTTGGTGAAGTAGCGGCCAAGCACGCAGTTGGCTGCGGTGGCGGCTGGGTCGATGGTGCCAGGGGTCGCACGCAGCGGGCCGTCAAATGCCAGCTCACCGGGAATGCCCGCACCAATGTTCGAATTTACGGTTTGCTGAAACATTATGCTTTGCTCCGTTCGGCCAGTTTTTTATCCATCAGCGACGGCTTGCCGTCTGCTGCGTCCTGTGCAGCAACGGTGCTATTGCGCACGGTGCTGTCTTTGCTCGGGTCGCCCTTGCCGGCCAAGTAGCCCTTGAGGGTTGGAATCTCCAAACCCTTATCGACGGCAAGACCAAGCTTCTTGATGCCATAGGTGGCAATCTCGGCTTCGGTTTTACCCGAGTGGTCGAAGACGCCAACGTGCGGCTTGAGCTTGGCTGCCAGAGCCTGGCCGCGCTGGATGGCCTGGAACTGCGCCATAACCCGCGAGTTCACCGCAGCGTCCATAGCTTCGGCGGTCACTGGGGCTTCGTCCTTGGCTGGAACGTCGGCATCAGCAGCGGCTGCCGCTTTAGCTGCGTCATCTTCGTCCTTGGCTGGAACGTCGGCATCAGCAGCGGCTGCCGCTTTAGCTGCGTCATCTTCGTCCTTGGCTGGAACGTCGGCATCAGCAGCGGCTGCCGCTTTAGCTGCGTCATCTTCGTCCTCAACCACAACATCAGCCGGGTCTTTGGCGGGTACAAGCTTTGCGATTGCCTCAGCCAAAGCGGCCAAGAGTTTTTGGATTTCGTCCATTGCGGATGCACCTTTAATGTCGTTGTGGTCGAGAACTGCAACGCTTGACCCCATGCGCCCCTCATCAACTGAGGCCAAATGGTTGCCACGCAGATTCACTTGTATTAAATCATATTTCTCACCGTTGTACTCACCGGGTTTCCAAACATAGGCGCACCGGTAGCCCAACGATAATTCGCGCTTACCTTGGTCAACTTCGTTCTTGTGAGCTTCAGAGAACAACTTGATGTTTGAGTAAACAGTGTTGTCCGTTTCATCAAACACAACTTGCTCACCTGTGACGCCACCAATCCCCTTTTCCTCAGGGCGCATGTAGCCTGACTCATCGCTGCCAAGCATGGTGTGGTCATTGATCCAGGGCAGCAGCGAGCAGCTAAACAGGAACTCGGGTTTCGCCAGTTCCTCAGCAGGACGCAGGACCATGTAGACCTTCTCAGGGTCAATGTTCTGTTCCTTGATGATGTCCTCACCAAGACTTGAGCCCAGGTAAGGGAACACACCAACCTTGCTGATAGGGTTGCGCGCAACTTCAAACCAGCCGTTGAAGTCCTCGACTCGTTGCGTGGTTGGCATTATTCGTCGTCCTCATCGTCAAACGTAACTATTGGTCGCATTGTACAGCGGCAGTTGTAATCGTCACCAGGCAATCCGCGCTCGCCGGTTTTCTGGTCAATGATGGGTGGGTCATTGATATCGAATATCCCGCCGTTCAATCCACCGTTGGCCGGCGAGTGCAGATGATACGGGCGAGGTTCTTGGCTCCCACCACTGTGCACCCATTCGAATTTGGTAATCCCGTTGGCTTTCATCTTGGCGGTGTTGATCGCGGTGTAAGCCTTGCGCGTCTGGTCAAGAGCAACCAACCTGGCGTGCCGCTTGGCTTCCCCGTAGCGCTCTTCCATGGCCGGCACCAAGTCCGCCAGGCCGTTACCCTTCTTGAGCGAGTCGTTGACGGACTTCTTTACCTTATCCAGATACTCAGCTGGGATGCGGGTTATCAGGTCAACGTTGTCACTAATACGCGACTTGATAGCCTTGGTAACCGCCGGGGTGTTTTTCATGTTGAGCGTAAGGTCGGCGCTCGTTGATTTCAGGGACCGCTCAAGGTTGCTGGTTGCGTTGGCGTTCACCCGAGTGAGAAACCCCGTGGCCAGCGGCGTTGCTTTAGCTGCGAACTTGGACGCCAGGCGTTCGGCGAGCCGTGACCAGAAGTCGCCCGCAGCATCTGCCGCAGCAGTATTTCGATACTCTGCTAAAACTGCCTTCTCCACTTCCTTGTGCATTTCAGCGGTGAGCGCTTCAAGCTCACGCACGTATGCAGCCCCCACGCTCACCGAGGGCTTGAGGGTCAATGCCCGCTTCGACTCAGTGCCGAGCGGGTCGACCTTGCGCACCAAGCGCACTTTCTTTTTCACAACGGTGAGCCGCTATCAGCGTCGAAGTAATCCGATTCGCCATACCCACCCTCAATCAGCTCAGGTGGTACACCGTCCAGGCGCGCAGCCTCAAGGGAATGATGTCCATCGATCACCACGCGGTATTGCTTGCCGGTTACAACGTCCATGATCACTGGTGACACTTGAACCTGATAGTCCTTGGTGGCGCGCTTGGCCTCAACAATCTCAGGGTCCAGCCGCAACTGGTTGGTGATCAACTGCGGCTCATTCTCCAAAGCGTCAAAGCCTGGCTGTGCAGGTGCTGGGGGTTGCCCGACCTTGGCTGCATCAGGCTCGCCGTCAAGGTTCTCATCGGGGCGTAGCGCCTCAGCGATTCCGGTATACCCGCTATCCTTGTCAGCCCTCACGCGGTCGCGTTCGTCATAGCCGTCAATGGCCCCGGACGTAACGAGCTGCTGACCTGTCTGCGCTTTGATGAGGTTGATTTCGGCGTACTCTTTGGCTGTTGGGCTGTCGAGCGGTGCCCAACTGATTACGGTGTCCAGCGGCTGCCATTCGACGTCACGCTTACGCATGGCTGGCAGTACCGCGCTAAACATCAAGAGTTGGTGGTGACGCTCAACCAGGTCGGTGATAAAGCTCTGAATCGATTCAAGCTCTTCGTGGTATGTCGCCTCATCGTACTCACCGGTTGCGTTGAAGCCCTTGGGGGCTGTCATTAGCAGCTTGGTGCCTGGGACGTTGAGCGTTGCCGCAACCAACTGGAATTGCGACATGATCACAACGTCAAGGTCTGCCAGGGTCGTATCAAACTGCTGGTACTTGTCGTTGGTATCGCCGATGGTGACCGCATAGTTGTTCTGAAGCTCAGACACCTCAGCAAGCCGCGCACCGTATTTAGGCCCGAGCGCGATACCTTCCTCAAGTTCGGTTTGCAGCACGATCGTGCGCTTGGTTAAGGCGAGTTGCGGTGCCTCGTTGGCGGTGCGCTCGGCAGCGTAAACACGTTCCATAACTTTCTGCGGAACCGGGATGCCACCGTACAGGTAGGACGGTTTGAGGATGTCGATAACATCACCCTCGCGATAAATGATCAGGTGCGAGCGGTGATAGCGCTTACCGTTGATCACCCAGTATTTCGGCTCATAAAAGTGCATAGAGTCGGGGCGAGTGCTACCAGCAATGTCCAGCTCAGGGATGCACCAGTACGGGTCGACCTGCACAATGCCCTTGTAGCTGCCAGGCGTGATGCTGTCGATATTGAACGGCAACTCATAGAACAAAGGGTCAGTGCTTTCGATCTGGAAGAAGGCAATACGAATGCCGAAAATCTTTCCCTTGTACACCCACTCAACCATGTTCTTGTGCAGCTTGAAACGCTTGTCCAGGCGCTTGATCATGTTGAGCACTTCAGGTGCGTCAAGGTCACCGCCGTCAGGGGCATGGATGTCGAAACCGTGGCGAACAGCATCACGCGCAGGAATCAAGCAGCCCTTGTCGATCAGCCAGTGTTGAGCCAGCAGCCCTGCCAACTGGTGACCGATAAACGTTTGGCTCAGAAACCAGTCAACAATCGCAGCCGGCGGACCTGCATCGGTGCCCACGCCATACCCGGTCTTGATGAACCCGTTAGCGCCCTCAGCAGAGTCGAGATTGTCCAGGCCCACGACATCGCCCACAGACGCTCGCGGCGCCACGCTAAACAAGCTGCCCATGAATTCACCAAGGGTCTTGCGTTCCTCAGCGCGCGCCGATCCTGAAAGGTCGGTCGAGAACATACCCGAGCGCCGCGGCTGGTCGCCCTCGGGTTCCATAGCCGGGATGGGGTCGGCAGTCGAGCCGATGAACCAGCGCCACAAACGTTTGAACATGGTAAACCCTCTTAGAAGCCTGAGCGGCGTGCGCGCTTGGAATAAAGCATCATGCATTGGTCCGCATAGTTTGGCGAGCGTGAGCCCTGCGGGGCCTTGTCAATCAAGATCTTACCACTACCGTTTTGCGACCACGTAGGTTGACTGAGTTCCTGAGTCAACTTAGTCAGCGCTTTCTTCTCAATCTTGCTGCTGTCAAGGCTGATGATTTCAGCCTCATCGTACGGCAGACCCTCAACGACAGCGCGGTATGTCATCTTGAAGCGTTCCATCAGACGCCACCATTCTTGAGCTTTGCGGTTCGCAAAGAAGTCTTCGTTGGTGCGACCCTTGCGACCCTGCTCGCCCTTGAATACCTCCTTGTCCTTGTCGATCACCGCACCCGAACCACGGAATGGGTTGACCTTCTGTGTGTGCTTGCCGCGCTTCTCGTTGAGAACCCTGGCATCACCGCGAACACCGACACCCAGACCGTCACTGTCAAAATCCCAGTCCTCTATATCGTTGTCGTCGGCAAGCTTAAAAGCGTATGCCGTCGTGGCGAACGTATCAGAACCTTTACCCGACCAGGCTTCAACGAACTGCATGACCACGCCATGTCGGCAGCCCCAGCAGTTAAGGTCAATACCTTCGTCAGCAACGTCAAGCGCACCCCGGCGCTCACCGCTCGCCGTAAACCCAAGTTTAACGTGCGCATCAATTGCAGCCTGCACCCACTCACTTGGAATGAGGATGCCCGATTTGGAAGCGCTGAAATTCAGGTCAATTTCTTGAGCCACAATTATTGGGTTGTCGATGTCCTCGCACTTCTTCTTATACCAGGCGTCATCTTTACGAGGATCGTCGCGCCAGTGGAACGTAAAAATACGGTGCTCTGGCCAACTGTGCACCTTGTCAGCGAACGGGTTATCGCGACCGTTGACTGAGCTGACCGATATCCGGCAGTTGGTCGTTGCTGACAGTGCAGCGTCAATCAGTTGCGGGCGAGGCTGAAAGGCCGATTCATCGTCGAAGTACAGCGCGGTACGACCGCCTCGCCCGATGTTGTCGCCTGCCTCACCCTTGATGATTGATTGGGTTTCAGGAATGAAAATCTTGAGGTGGCTGCTGTGATCCTTGTTCGCCGAGTTGAAGCCGCCCCGGAACTCTTCGGGCAGGTGGTCAAGGAACATGCGCCCTTTATAGAACAGGGTGTCAGGGTCACCCACCTTGTCTACCAAGTCTTCCTTACGCGAGCCAAACCCAATATTCATGTTGCTGCGGAAAAGGCACAGCGTTGCTGCCAGTTGCTGGCAGACCACCGACAGCCCCATGTCTCGCGACTTTGGGGCAACACCGGACTCGCCCGCCCGCCAGCGCTCAAGCACCCACTCAATAAAGTCGAGCTGCTTGGGAAACAGGATCATTGGCACGATGGGTGACAAGCCGCGCTCAATCAAACGTGGGTCGTAAGTAACGCCCCAATCGTTGATAAAGTCGTGAGGGTTTTCGCGGTAGTGGAATTTCAGCGCGGGAATGATTTCAGGCTTCTTGCGAATAGCGGCCAGGTTGTCTAGCCGCTCTTGCAGGATACCCCGGTAGTCGGGCGTCTTCCAATCCATCAGTCACCAACGTCAACAAACTTTCGAATTTTGCCGATGCGCTTTGCGATTGCATCAACCTCGTTTTGCATGATCTGCATTTCTTCTTGAGTGACGTCTTCGAAACGCCATACCAGCTCAAGGTTTTCAATCACACCTTGAGCGTATCGGCGGGCCATGTCCTTTAGTACCTCGCGGCGCTCACGCTTCACAACTTCACCTTACCTATCCAGTTCCAGCAGTCCGCTTTGTACGCAACATCAAAGCTCTTGCACCGGCAATGCTCACCAAGTTCACAGTTGCCCACGCTGGTCGCAGCACACGTGCCGTCATGACCGCGATCCCGCGAGCACACCCAGCCCTCTGGTGGAACCTCACAAGGTTTGGAAATGGCCTTGACCGTGCCATTGGGTAGAGTGATGAATTCTTTGACGTCGCTGATGTTCATGCTTATTGGCTCCCCATGTACTGCTGTTGCGCCAAGGTCAGCAGACCCAAAGCCCTGGCGTTGTTGGTGCCACCTTGACCAGCAACCAGAATGACTAACTCGCGATCCCCGATAACCTCGAACGTCACAATGGCTGTGCGAATATCAGAGCGCAAACCCTGCTCAATCTGATCAGCCAACAACCGCAAGAACTCAGAGACGTCTGAATTCGAATTGCACTGACCGCTTATAGGCATTGCCTTTACGTTGCTCATCACACCTATCTCCAATTCAAATCAATAACAGCTTGCTTGACGAACTCGCGGCGCTTGGCTTCGTCGGCTAGCGGTGCTGCCTGACCTGCTATATAAGCCTTGTGCAGCTCAGCGCGGAATTTAGGAACGCTCATGGATAGCTGACTTGTGCCGCTGCGGTTGTTGTTCATTTCAACCCACTCTTCAGACGCTCTATTTCGGCTGCCTGCTGGGCGATGGTGGCTTGCAGTTCGGCGAGTTCGGGCGGGGCGAAATATACTGCCTTCCACTTGAGTAGATCAGTCTCATCGCCATCAGTATTGCTGATCACTATACCGTCGTCCGACTCGTAGCAGACTTCCCCGCCACTGGTCAGGACATACGCTGCCGGTTGAAACTCGACAAATGAAGTTGGCAGGAAGGCACGTTTAATTTTTTCATGTGCGTCTTTTAGTCTCGCTATCTCCGCTCGGTACTCTTCTTTGTGATCGGTGCTCTTCATCTGCTCCGCAAGAAGATCATGAGTTCGCATAACGCAGACATTTGCGACAACTAGCAATTCGCGATCCACACTAACTTCAGCCACCGGCTGGCGCTCGACGACAGGGGTGGCGTAGCTCAGAACGCAGATGTCATCAGGTAGACCATAGCCGCGCTGAATGTGAGTGATAACGCGAACGATGCTTTTGTTAGCAGGATTTTGCCCAGTTTCGTCTATAAGGAACAGCTCTACTACATCCCCTTCACGAAATTCGCGGTCGGCACAGTTGCGCACTTCGCCGGTTTTGCGACCGCTAACAAGATCGTCAAACGGCTGCTGATGAATTTTCATATGGTGCACTTGCATTGTCATCCCCTTGCGTTCTTTTTGATGAATTCCGCGTAGACGTTCGCGGCTTCAACCGGATCAGCCGGCAGCGGGATGTTAGCACTAATTAACGGTCCACCGTCAGCCCCAGTAACGCGCAAATTATCCGGCGTCATTCCGTGGAACTTGGCCAGGTTGGCAAGCGCTGCATCCTGATCGCGCGTCAAAACCTGCATACCCTGCGCGGTCTGCTTAACCCCTGCGTACAGGCGCCGGCCTGCGCGGCTCAGTTTGCGGGTGTCAGCAAAGAACGTATCAAGGTGCCCCTCACCTTTGCACTCGGTGCACTCAGGATGAGGGCGGAACGTGAAGTTGAAGCCGTAGCCGCCCTCATCGCTCGGGATGGCCTGGCGCGGTTCGCCTTTACCTGGCTTGCTCTTGAGTGCCTGGCCTAACACGTACGCGAATTCTGCTTTGTCCTTCCACTGATAGAGGTGACCACGTCCATAGCAATGTCGGCAACAGCGCCTCAAGTTGCTCATCAACTCGTTAGGATCAGCGGTCGCGATGTCCTGCCAAATTTCAAGAATCTGCTTAATTCCAAATTCAGCATCCTTGCTCACCTTTTTTTGAAGGTCTGAAATCAGCTCTTTGACTTGAGAACGCATTTTCAACGTTGCTGCTCTGCGCGAAATTTCAGAATTCGTCAGTCCCTCAACGCTGTACGCAAATTTGTAAGCTTCCATTGGCTTACCAGATTCAACGTATTTCTTCGCGAATTCACTTTCCTGCTTCGAAATTCGCCGTTTTCCACGCTTTTTCATAATCTCAGCTCTCAAATGTGAAAAGGTTACAAGGTGGGGTTACAAGCTCGTAACCGCTACAGCCCTTGTATTCCGTGGCCTCCAGCCAAAAGGTTACAGGTTACAAGTGGAAAAAATCTAAATACACATAAATACGAGACACATGCATAACACTCATGGTGGCCACCTATCTATAGCTCTTCCTGTGTAGCTACTTTTCTATTCTACTTGTAACTTGTAACCTTAAGAGATAGAAACCCAATAAAACCAAGGGGTTGGTGGGTTACAAGTGGCCTCTAGCTTGTGACCTATCTTGTAACCCTTGTAACCTGATCAGTTATTAACCAGTTCCGCAAGATGTTGAATTTTCGTTAACTCCAACATCGATCTCAGCGTGTCGTTGCTATCACTCGCCACCGTCCCACGCTTCCACCACACCCGGTGCGCTTTCCCGTCCCACTTGATCACCCCCTTAGGCGAGAACCCCAAACGCGTCAACATGTGGCTAACCGCCGTAGTTTTCGGAATGTCCATCCCGTCCTGTACGCAGATGGTCCTCATAGCCGCTGCTAGCGCGCTGGAGCTTAAAACAAACTTACCGACACCCACGGCCCCGGTTTCGATGCATTGACGCGCCACGGCCTCATGAGCGTCTTCCCCGCCCGCTTGCATTTCAGCTTTCTCGCTGGTGTGAGGGGCTTTTGAGTTTGGCTTGAAATTGGCGCTCACCGGGTACTCAACAAAGAACTTGCGCCACTCACCGCGTCGGGTGTCCTGCATGCTGTCAAACATCATGTCGTAGTGACCGGCTAACCCTTCGGTTGTCAGGCTCAATGCGCCAGCCAGGTCGCTCAAATCACTGAAGGGTGAAAAGATCACCCACCAACGACGGTCGTTGTCTTCCAGCGGCACCGCGTCCACAAAGTTGGTGAATGCGATGTAGTTGGTGACGTTGATGATTGACGCACCGGCGGGGCGACCCTTGCGGTTAATCTTGAGCGTGTTGTTGGTGATGGGCTCTTTGATCGCGTTGGCCACGGCATAGCGCTTGGCCCCGGTAATCATCAGTTCCTCAAAAGCGGTGACGCATGAGCCCTCTTGCCAGTCCCCGAAATCTGAGCATACCAACTTGGCCCCAACGCTGGTTGCGTTGGCAAATCCCATCACCGCTTGCATGACGTTAATGATGAGCGACTTGCCGTCACCGGGCATGCCTTTGATGATTGGTGCATACCTGCATTTCTTGCCAGGGTTCTGCGCGCACCAGGCCATCCAGTCCAACAGGTTGAGATAGACCTCATTGCGGTTGCCGCACAGCGCTTGCAGGTGGCGCAGAAACGCTTGAATGGCATCAATTCCACCTTGGGTATAGCCGAGGGCGATTTCGGGCACCGTGCTCGGGCTGTACAGGTTGGCGTACCACCGGCCCTCATGATTAAAGATGCTCTCTTTACCTGGCAGATACATGCAGTCACCCACGGTGGCCGTGTTCCAGCGCTGTAGGCACCACTTGGCCGCGTCCTCACGATCACCGTTCGGCTTCTGCGGCATCATGCGCTCATACTGCGCATTGAACGCGGTGCGGCTCATGGTCTGAGCGCTCATCAGGTCAAAGAAGCAATCGGTGGCCATGACGTACACGTGGCGGTTGGCCCACTCAGGAATAATGCCGCCGTCTTCGTCCTCAACCACCTGCAAGCGCACCATGGCCTTGCAGTCACTGATGCTGACCGGGAAATTCCAATCGGTCATTCGCTTCTTGATCGCTGCTGCCAGCCAATCCCGGTCAAGCATTGCAATTGAGCGATCAGCAGCTATCTGGGGGATAACGTCGTTGCGCAGGTCCGCGTCATCGTTGCAGCTCATGATAAGGTCAAAATATTCCTGCCGGCTCACACCCGCGGCAAGGGTCACAGTGGCGTCCAGTTTAGCCACGGTTTCCTTGTCCTGGCACACGTTGCGGGTTTGCTTGCAGGCACGGTCAACCGTCAGCTCAGCCAAGTAGGTGCGGTGATCGGTCCACTTGGGGCGCACCAACTTTGACGCCCACATCAAGCGCACCATCCGCTCAGCATCGCACCCCGTCCAGAACGCCAGGTGGGAAGCAAGCGCGAAATCAACCTCAGTGCCCCCATAGGGCAATCCGTCGCTGCGGCCCTCATCAGGATAGTGCTGCGCGAGCACCGGAACGTTGCAGGTCCACAAATCCGCAAAGGTCGCTTTACCACCAAACATGGCAGCACCCGACCGCGACTGCATCGCGCGCCTTATCAGCTCATTGTCATCGGTGGGGCCATTCCAATCTGCGCGCGGGCCATTGCCCACCAGCATGGCAACAGACTGCTCAGGTTTGAAAATGTTATCGACGATGTACTGTGCTTGAGCCCCAAGGTGTGTATCGGCAGACCCCCAAGCCTGGCCGCTCAAGCCGAACGCGATACCGCGACCGCTGGTGTAGAACTCAAGATCATTGCCAGGGTGCTCAGCGTTCCATGCTTGGGTTGGTCGTGTGCGGTGACCAGCCGGCGGGCAACCTCGACCTATAAGGTGGATGCCCTTTCCGCTAGAACTGTACTCAAAGAAGGCCCCTGGCAAGTTTTGGTAAAACCAGCTTGCCCAGGGTGTGAGCTGACCATCAGCACCAACACACCCGTCGACATCCAAGAACCAATAACCGCAATCAGCAGTAACCATAAAACCGAGCGTGTAGACATAGCCGTCAAGTCTCCCAAAGTGAGCCGCAAGCTGAGCCGTGGCTACCTCATATGATGTCCACGCGTACGGTTTTTGAACGTCTGGACCTTTTAACTTTCCGTTCTCATCGAACTCAATTCGTCCATCAGGGTGCGCAGGCACCTTTAAGTATTTCCCCGGTTTCTTTGGATCTGGCGCCAAGCGCCACACAAACCATTGATTGATGGCGGTCATACCCGCCAAAGCAGTTGATAGCATTGTCATTGCCTTATTAACGAGAAAGCCCGTAACACTCTGGAAGGCTGCCAAGCTCCAGGGGTCAGTACCCCTGCCAGAGTGTTACGGGCTTTCTACTGAATGGTTGAACTTGGCACCGGGAGTAGACCACAAATTACGGGCATTAAAAAGCCCCGACAGTGCGGGGCTTGAGGTGCGCTTGGTTAGAGCGCCGGTTGCATGGGGTAACCTCGCATTGTCGGGGTGGGTAGGTAAAACCTTTACAGCATCAGAGAACCCAATAGACCACAAATAACAGACAAAGAAAAGCCCCGGTGCTGGGGAAAGCAACCGGGGCTTGAGGTGTAGCCAAGCAATGACAATGCACGGGCGACTTTACGCACTCGCCTTAGCACTGTCAACTATCGCTGCGTCTTTCTCGGTCCAGCCCTGCTGCCACTGACGGCGCTCCCAATCCTTGCAGGCTGGTGGCGGTGTGCAGGGCTTGCCGTTGCGGCGCTGACTGGCCCCGCCGTGATACCAACGTGTCTGAGTCATTGCGGCTGCTCCGATCGGTCAGGTATCTGCTCACCGATCTTGTGGAACTCAGCGACAGCAGATTTAAAACCCTCTTCCCAAATCAGCGCCTTTGCCGACCGTGCACCGTACGGGTTGTTGACGGCGCTACCCTGACCGCTTTGGAATTCCTGTTCACCCTCTTTGAACCATTTGCTATTTCGCATTGCAAGTCACCGAGTCAAAACCATCATTCCAGAAAAACCACTCGTTCGATTCTTTCTTGTGCTGGTTGGCTGCTTTGGCCGCACTGTCACCGTGAGCAGCGCGAGCCACACCGGCACCCCGGTCATAAGCGCACTGCTCACGCGTATTGCTTGGTTGCTTTTTCATCGATCAGTTCCTTGTCTTTATCGTTCCAGCCGGCCAACCACCACGACCAGGCCCACTGCATATAAGCATTTGGGTTCGTCAACTTCCCAACGCCATCAAGTCTTGCTTTCTCACCCTGGTAATAAGGTCTTGGAAACTTCAAACCGGGAACCCCTTTGCCACGTTGGTGACCACTGCGTTGCACATTTGAATGCGGTACTCAGCATCCGTGGTTGGAGCGCGGCATTCCCAATCCTCAGGCGTGGTTGCGTCAGGGTATTCCGTGTAAACCTGGCCAATGTTATTGATGCTGAATGAGCTGCTGGTATCAACAATCAACCGCACGCACTGCTCCCAGTTGGTGAAAGGGTGAAAATGTTTACCGTTGGCGTAGATCATCCACTCATAACGAATATTGCGCAGGTCAACCTTATAGCCGGCAGCCAAAGCAGCACGCGCCGCTAACTGCATGAACTCGCCTTTGATCTGCGCAACATCAGCAGCCGTTTCTATCGGCTTGCAGGCTCCCCCATTCATTTGGACAACTCCGCACGAAGGTCAAAGTATTCGCGGCGCTCTTCAGCATCAAGGCCAACAGTGCGGTTGCGGTCTGCCAGCTCAGCAAAGCGGTCAACGCGGGTTAGTGGTTTACTATCGTCAAGTATCGGGACCGCAACCGATCGACAATTTACCGTGCGCACATCAGGTGCTTGAGCCCACACCGTCTTCGGGCGCTGCCGCTCTTCTTCATACTCGTTGGACTTCTCAACCCGACCAGCCGCTTTACCCTCGCGATACCCACGGTTGAACATTTCGGTTGTCGCCAACAAGATCACATAGATTGGCAACCATAACCCGCTTGTCAGAATGCACAGAATGATGTGCAGCCAATGCTTTACCTTTTTCATCACGCTATATCCTCAAGAATTAATTGCATCATTGCCATTGGTGATTTGCAGTTCACTATCAGCAACAACATTTTATCGCCGCACTTCTTGTACCCTCTTAGAACCGTATCCCTCACAGCCTGGTCAGTCCCGTGAATCCGCATCGCCAGCGCACCCATTACCAAAACATCGCGGGTGCTGTACGCCCTGCGCATCACTCATAGCCCTCTTCGCACTCTTGGCACACATCGCCCAGCTCTTTACAGATTGAGCATGCTGGGGCCTTCTCAACTTTGCGTAACTGCTTCTCGCTTGGAACAAACCCACACTTGGGAATCTCGGCAAGCACAGTGCCAGCAGGCCCCGCAGCGTGGGCAACACGAACCATGTTGAGCAGCAGCTCCCGCCAGTCCGTGAACGCGTGCCAAGCGCACAGGTCTTGGATCATTGACCACGTGGTCTGCGGCACCGGCAACACGCGATCAACCATCCCCATCTTTTCGGCCAGCGCCTTTTTACGGGCGTATTGATCGCGCTTGTAATCAGCGTTGCTCTTAGCCATGGCAGATTATTGCCCCATCCCGAATACTGCCATGGCGATGCAAGCCACCCCGAACACCAAGCCCGCACCGTACCAGCAGGCCCGAACGCGGCTCACACCCAGCAGCGGACGCGGTGCAGTTGGAAGCATCCCGAGCTTGCGCAGTTCGTCACGGGCCATCGGGGTTGCTTGGACGAACGGACGCGCCGGCTGCGGTGTGCAATCGCTGCACTCAGCATGCCCTTTGCATACGCAAGACAAGCGGCCTTGGTTGCAGTTACACAGAGCGTGGCGGGCTTTGCGAGCTGCCAGCGCTTCACCCATCAAACGGTTCCAGCGGAACGCGCGGGCAACAAACTCTGCCTGGGTTTCGTTTACTGACTTGTGAATTTGCATGCTCATACGCTCCGTGCGGCTTCAGCGTTGAGACGGCGGCTATCTTTGGCCGATGGCTTGCGAGCGTCTTCCCAGCTACGGCGAGGGGTATCACCCTTCAAGCGGCGTGCCGCATTGGAAGTCTTGCGGCGAATAAGGCGTTGGGTAAAGTTTTGGAAGGTCAGGGTTTCGTAAATCGATCCAACCAAGTGAAGCAGAAGGTATTTCATGTTTTTTGCTCCGTCGTTTGCTTGTTCTGATGGATCCAAGATAGAACGCTAATGACGGTCTGTCAACAAATAAAAAGCCCCACCGATTGGCAGGGCTCTTAACGACGTAAAGAGTTTTAGGCAACAAGGCGCAGCTCCATTTGGGCACTCTTCATATACTGGTCCAGAAGCTTGCGCACCTTGGCCTCCAGCTCTTGTTGCTTGTTGGCGGCGAGGTTGTCCCGCACCACAATCACGTCATGCCACAAAACACCTGTCAGGGTATTGGGCTCGGTCACCTGTACGCCAACCAATGCAGGGTCGGTTTTTGGTGCAGGCTTCTTCAGGTTGATCGCTCTGCGAATCTCTTCCATGTTTTTGCAGGTCGCAATCTTGATCTTGAACCCCAAAGCCCTGCGCACCGTGGACACGTACACCCCGATAACTTTAGGCGCTGGGGTGTCACCGGCCTTAGGTCTGCCCTGGCGCCGGGTCCACTTGTTCTGTTCAAACGCAGCAGACACCACATCGTCCAGCTTTTCCGGGGTGTCAACCTTCTCAGCCACTAGATACGCAATGAAGCGAGCGGCTACGGTGTCCAGGCCGTTGCGTGCAGCAGTCAGCTTGGTCTGTGCTTTTTGGGCGTCGATAAAGATAGTTGCAAGTTCAAGGCGCATTGTCGTGTACCTGTCAATAAGCTGGCGGGATTGCCTGCCCTACTAAAAGAGTAGCGTATTATTGACGGTCTACAATGTCCGTTCGTCAGACAGTAAAAAGCCCTTAGAATCAAGGGCTTTGGTTGGTCAATCCAAACCAGTCTCGGGCGGTGCAAGGCGCACCCTGTTTGCCATCCGTTCGAAAGTTTCGGCCAGTGCCTCACGGCGCTCTTTGGACTTTGGCAACCAGAAGGTTACCGCGCTACGGTCGTCATCCTCGGGCGGATGGTGCAAGCGCTCGCTACTGTGCAGGATCATTTGCACGGCGCTGTAGGTCAACCCGGTGTTCGACACCTTGTGAATCTCAACGACTTCGCTTGTCAACTCCTGGCTGTAAACGTTGATTCTCATGCTCGCACCTCATGCACTTCTTTCAATACTAGATTCAAAACCTGCAAACGGGTTTCGTCATCAAACTCAACCATTGCCGCAGCAGCATGAATCAGACGCTCTACCAGGGCCTCAGGGATGCGCTTAGGTCTGAGCACGGCGTTAGTCACCCGAGTCTTGCCGATCGCCTTGGCCTCAACGAGAGCTGCACCCAGCACCGCCCCAGCCTTGTCACCGTGAGTCTTCACAGCCTGCGCGGCAATAGTTGGTTTGACCTCACCGGCCTTGACCATTTCGTGCACGTCGGTGTTGCCGCTGGCCAGGGTAAGGACGCGTTGAATCGTGGCCAACTTCTCACCGCTGCGGTCAGCTATCTGTTGCGGTGTCCAGCCAAACCCAAGCAGCTTGTTATAGACCCGCCCGAGCCCGAGCACGTCAACTTCGGCACGCTTGGTGCTGGTTGCCTGGCGCAACAGTTGCTCAGCGTCATTGCCGACAAAAGGTTTGACTGATACCCACGCTTCAAGAATTGTCGGGTCATCCTTGTTTGGGGTGCGGGGTAACGTCCCGCGTTCGTCCATCTTTTTAAAGGCAAAGCGGCGTGTGTGCCCCTGTACAACCCACACGCCACCCTCAGCACGCGGCACAACCTCAAGCGCCTCAACGGTGCCACCAGCTTCAAGGTACGCCACCAGCGCGTCAACGTCCTCTTGATACTTTGGCGAATTGTAGTCGCGAACGATGTTGAAGCCTGGTCGCTCGTGGATGTCTTCCAGACGAACGCTGTTGGCTTCACCGCGCTTTACGGTGCCGTCGTGACGCATGGATTTAAAGGTTGGTTGCATTGTCAGTTATCCCAGTTCAGTAGAATCATTCAAGAAGGTAAAGGATGTGCGCTTTTCAATTTCTTTTGCAATCGAGTGCAGATAGGCGCGACTTGCGTAAACGGTAAACCAAACAGTCGAGCCGTTAGAGTGCTTAAACTTTAGGAGGAAGTTGCACATTGTCATGTTCCGCCGTATCACCAATGGGAAAGAAATCATTGAGCAATTGAACTTGCGTCAAATGAAAGTTTGCACGCTTGTTATAGTGTTCCGAATCACTCTTGCGCATGTCAGCATCAGCCGCGTATTCCCGCAATCGCAACACCGCCTGCCAGTGATGCAACCGAAGAGCCCGCAGACCTTCAACAATATAAGGCTGCATGGTTGGGACTTCTTCGGTCGTGCAGTCTTCGTCGCCCCACTTGTGACAGAACATCAACGCAAGTTCATTGCCGCAGCAATTGGTTTCAGCGCACTTGCGCACTTCATACGCCAACTGCTGGTCAGTGGTTGCAAAGCCCTCAGTCTTTGCGTTGTTCCAAACGATCCAATGAGTCAACGTAAGTACCTCGCAGCTTCGTTGAGCAACCGGGGCGCCACTTGTTCTAGAAGATCAGGTTGTGATTGCCTGGGTTGTTCGTACTGGTACTCAACAGGACCCGAGCCGACAGCCTCACGGCACTTGAAGGTCACGCGGGTTCCTGCCGGTGCGCGGGCCACAACATCGCGTTCGATACCAGGCTTAGCCAAGTTGCAGATGTGCATACCTACATCATACTGTGGGAAGTTGGCCACGGTTTCGTTTACGCACGGTTCACCCGCCAAGCAATAAGTCATCATGAGTTCAAACATTTCGGATAGCCTCAACCATATCGTGGATGATCAACTCAATCTCAAGGTACGGGATGCCGCACGCCCTCAAGCTGGTTGCAAGTTCAGCCTTGATTGCCTTCTGCTTGGCGCGCTGGCGATCACTTTCAACCCCAAGTGTTGCAGACGTACCCAACTTGAACGCCGCTTTAGCAACATACTGGCGGGTAAGTTCCTGCTTTAACTTCTCGTTACGTTGGCTAGCATCCATTGCTTGATGAATTTTAGTTCCAATAATTACAGCAGTCTTACCGCCTTCACCAACATCGTACTCATACCGCCGACCCACCGCGAACCCGGTTATATCTGCAACCCGTGGTTGACTGCCAACATTGGTGCGCACCAAAAACCCGCGCTCTTGAAGTTGCTTGGTCATTTCGCGGGCTGTCAGCACCGCGTCACCCGAGCAGCTACCCGACATTGACATCTTGCTTGGTTGAATCCGGCGAGGCTCAAGCGACCAGTTGCGGGCTTTCACAGCCTCAGCAGCGTTGAAGTTTTCCAGCTCGCCCATGCTCAGCTCTTGAAGCAACAGGTTCTCACCGCAGCCCTTGCAGCACAGGTGCGAGCCGTGAACAAAGCCAAGGGAGAGCACGTAGCGCTCTTGGCATTTCGGGCACTGGGTGAACCGCAGGCCGGTAAGCGTGCTGATGATTACCGCGTTACTGTGCATTGTCATTGCTCCGTGTGCGTTCAAGTGAGCGAACGATAGAACGCTAATAACGGTCTGTCAACAGGATATTAAAAAGCCGCTATGCAGCGGCTAAGATTTTGCGGGCCTGGCTCACAAGGTCCGGGGGAACGTGGTGCACATTCATGTCCAGCTCAATCGCATCGGCAACAATATCAACCTCTTTGACCGTCACGGCTTTGGCCAGCACCGCGTCACGCAGCCCGAGCACTGTGCCGAAATAGCGACTGATCAACCCGTCACTGATACCCAATGCGGTTGCCACGCTGGCGCGGCTCACCTCGCACAAGCCATGAGCCTTGGCTTGCTTGAAGGCCTCGGTGAGAATTTCAACCTTGCGCTCAGCAGGACTGAGGCGTGGGCACCGAACCTCAAGATCAGCAGCCATGGTGCCGTTGGCTACCCCGTAATCCTTTACCGCGGTGCGGAATGCATCAATGCTGCCAAAGTGATTGGTTACCGCAAATTGATAGAAGCCGGTGGCGTCACTCATAACCTTGCTGGTCAGATGCCCCAGTCCGTGCACAAGGGCAAGTGCATGCCCCTTGACTAGTAGTTCTCGTTTTGTGTCCCGTTGCATCGCGCAACCTCCTAAGCGTAAGTAACGGGCACTTTACAGGCTGCCGGGACCAGTTGCAAATAACGCCCTACCGCCAGAAGACAGCACCAGCTCAGCCCAAGTCTGCTGAGCCTGCTCGTGTTCGTCGCCGGTGTAGACCCAGCCCTCTTCTTTCATTTCAACGCTCAGGAATCGCGCAATCTTGTACCCGACCATCCAAGGTGCAATGACCACGGGTTCCCAGCCGATGAGGTCCGCAGACTTGATCATCTTGTTTTGCTTCTCAGACTCGTTGGCCAGGCCATACCGCACGTAGCGCCCGCTCTTGTCAGGCAACGCGCCCACGTTGTTACGCCACAAATGAATGCCCTTGTCGCTCGCCTCAAGCATCACCAGGGACTGTTGCCGCCCCTCGCTACCCAAAGGCCCATCCACTTCAACAGTCGGCGCGTGCGTCACGCCCATTAGTGTTTCAAGCTCAAGGACGGCCCCGAAGGGCACCCCATGTCTTGCCGCCCAACTACGCAGGATCACTCAGGCAAGCCCGTCAAAATCATCAATCCTGTTGCGTGATCGAAATGCTCATGCTCAACAAGAAACTCAACGCGCTGCCCAATCTGGTCAATCTGCTGCTTGGCTTTGTTCAACGCGTTCTCAACTTCCTGAATTTTTGCACCCAGGCCGGCAAACTGAGCCTCGCTGTACGTGTGGTCAGGGGTGTCATCGTTGAGCTGGCCGTAATAGGCATTCAATTGCCGCTTTGCTTCAACGTGGGTGCTTGCCGCACCTGCAACTTGCTCGGCTTCGTCGTACCAAACGAATGTGTGATTGCCATATTGGGTGATTGCGCCATGGTGCAGTACCGCTACCGTTTCAGGCTCTGACGGGTAAGGTTTTGGCAGTTCTGGTGATGGCCACGGTTTCTCACTGAAAGGCTTGCCTGCTTCTGGCGGTGCTAACTGAGGTTGCGAGCGGGTGCGTTCAATGACGTGCGTGACACCATCAACCATAACGTCAGTTGCTCGGCGAGGCTGACCCCCGTCCCTGCTGACGTCAAACCACACAACCCCAAAACAGTTGACCGTCACGTGTTGCTCATGCGCCTTGGCAAACTTCCAAAGCCCGCCGTTCTCAGCTTCGTCGGTTGTGAGGCGAGTGGCAGTGCTCTCAGTCATCGGATGGGTGTACGCAACTGGTGCTGGTGCTGGTGCTGGTGCTGGTGCTGGCATCATAGGTTGTGGGACATCCGTAAATCCGAACGCGTCAGTTGGGTACGATGGACCGTTGTCGAAATTGTGGCGCACCCACACTTTTGAATTCATAGCCGGATCTGGCGAAATCTCCAACTTATCGAACGCTTCACACCGCGACGCTGAAAAACCACTGCGGTGAGCTTGGTAGATCCGCTCACCATCAGCAGCAATGAACGGCTCATCGGTGTGAACCTGTGCGCGCCCAGCGCCGTCATAGCTTGCCCATTTCCAGTTGTTGCCCAGCCCTTCAAAGATTGCTTGCGTTGTCATGCTGCTTGCTCCGCGTGTTGGTTGGTGTCGGGGAATGGTAGGTCATTAATAACGTATCCCGCAAGCAGCATTTTGGCTGTGATGCGCTCACGTAATTCTTTGGCGTCTTGAGCTTTCAAACCCATGGCTGCCAGCACGTCAAGTTTGAACGTGTGATAGAAACGCATGGTTACGCTTTCCAGATCATCCGCCGGGAACATGCCTGCCCAACAGTTCATGCTGTGCCGTAGGTTGCGCTGCTCACGCTGTAGCTCGGCCTGCATGTTCGCGATGTTGCGGCCTATCGCCGTGCCCTGATGTTGCTGCGCGATGTATT